AGCTGGACTATTATGGGAAAATACAGCACCTATCCACTTGGAATTGATGTATCCTTCTGGCAGGGCGTGAACGATTGGGACAAGATCGCTGCCCGTGCCAAGTTTGCATTTATCCGGGCTGGGCAGGATCGATTCCCGGATGCTAAATTCACATTGAACTGGAACGCCAGCCAGGGTAAACTTCCGCGCGGTGCTTATTGGTTTTACGATTGGCGCAGGAACGCCAGCACTACCGAAGAACAGGCCGCGTTATTCCGCTCCCTGGGCGTTGCCGAAGGTGAACTACCCCCCGTGATGGACTTTGAGGATCCTTATAGTTCATGGTCTGATACACCGTTCCCTAACCGCGATGCAGCCCTGGACCTTATCAGGCGATTCAGGGATGGGGTTATTATAGCCGGGCGTATGATCCTTTACTGCAATTCATCCACCTTGAAGAAATGGCAGCCGTTCCCTGCCTGGCTTACGGATGAATTTGATTTATGGATCGCTGCTTACCCATACGCAACCGGTTCATGGAATATGACCAACAACCCGGATCAGATTCCCGATGCCTGGTATCCTGCAACCTACGGATGGGATTATAAATTCTGGCAGTTTACGCCCAAGCTGCCCGGCAAGCTGTACGGGGTTGGTTCCGGTGATCTGGACGGTGATCTATTCAACGGCACGCAGGATGAACTAAACGACTATACCGGATCGCTGATAGTATCCGATGCCGAGAAGCTAAACCGGTTATGGGATGCACACCCGGGGCTGCATGGATAACGAGGTCAAGGCGGTTGAGTTTGAGGCTGAATTGCGCCAGATCAAGTCTATGGCCGATGGCAGCTATAATATTATTATCAATGTTCCGGAGTACGGCCTTGAACAAGTCCAGGCCATTATGGGATGGATAAAGAACCAGGTTAAGGTCGTTTTGGTAGATGCTTAGTGGTGCAAATATGGATTTAAACAACAGCCCAACAGCCCCGAAGATGGCAACGTCAGCACAACGCAGGGTTCAGGCATTGGAACTGCGCAAGGCTGGCTATACCTATGAACAAATCGGCGTTGACCTTGGCATATCCACCAGCATGGCTTATAAGCACGTTGTAAAGGCGCTCAGGATTATTCATGACAAAACAAGTGAAGCTACCGAAGAACTGCGTACGCTTGAGGTGCAGCGAATTGACCGACTTTTTGAGGTCATGTATAAAAAGGCTGAAAAGGGGGATCACAATGCTATTGACCGATGTTTACGACTTATGGAGCGCAGGGCTAAACTGTTAGGGCTGGACGCGCCAATGAACGCGAATATCAATATGATGGCTTCTATTGTGATTAATTGGGACGAGGATGCTACCCAGCACGATAACGATTAACGCCAACCCGACCCCGGCACAATCGGTTATCCATGAGGATAAAAGCCGATTCCGCGTTGTTGACGCTGGCAGGCGTTTTGGCAAGACGCGCCTGGGTATCATGGAATGTCTTGAGGTGGCTGCTGGTGGTGGCCGCGCCTGGTGGGTTGCACCAACCTACAAAATAGCACAGGTGGGCTGGCGACCGCTGCGCCAGATGGCAAGCAGGATCCCCGGCGTTGATACGCGCTTATCCGATATGTCGATCACGACACCGACAAAAGGCGAGGTATCCATAAGATCAGCAGATAACCCGGATGCGCTGCGCGGTGAGGGATTAGACTTCGTTGTCCTGGACGAATGCGCGTTTATGAAACCCGAAGCCTGGGGGCAGTCTTTGCGCCCGGCATTATCTGATCGTGAGGGAAGGGCATTATTTATATCAACACCCAGGGGGCGCAATTGGTTTTGGGATTTATTCATACGCGGTCAGAGTGAGGATAACTGGAAGTCATTCAAGTTTGCAACATCGGATAACCCCTACATCCTCCAGGAAGAAATAGAAATCGCTAAGATGGAATTACCGGAGTTGATCTTTCGCCAGGAATACATGGCTGAGTTTGTTGATTCGGAAGGCGCGGTATTCCGCAGAATCCAGGAGGCGGCCATACTCGATCCCATTGAGGCGCCAGCGAACGGCAACCAGTATGCTGCCGGGGTTGATGTGGCGTCCGCGGTGGATTACACCGTTGTCACCATTCTGGATGTTGCCAGCAGGGACATGGTTTACATGGATCGGTTCAACCGCGTTGATTACCCTGTCCTGATTGACCGGCTAAACGCCTTATGGCAGCGTTGGGATTTATCTGGCATGACCATCGAAGCCAACAGCATCGGGCAGCCGGTTATCGACCACATGAGGAAAGCCGGGCTGGAGGTGACCCCGTTTACCACGACCAATATCACCAAGCAGTCCATCATCCAGCGATTACAATCGGCGTTTGAGCATGGCAGTATAAGGATATTGAATAACCCGATCCTGGTTGGAGAATTGCTATCATTTGAATCAAAGCGCACCGCAGGCGGCGCGTTTACTTATTCCGCACCAGATGGGATGCACGATGATACCGTAATGTCATTGGCGATTGCATACCACAGCATATCTGGTGTCGATTGGCTGGTCAGCTAGGAGGACAAATGCCAAAAGACCTTTACCTATACACGGATGGCAAGAGTCTGAAATCCATCGACCTGCCACAGTACCCTGATTCAGCATGGAATTTTATAACCGAACCTCCAGAAGATTATGACGAGGATTTATACAGCAGCGTTGCTGCCGTATTCCGGGCGGTGAATCTATCAGCCGACACCCTGGCAGGCGTTCCGTTTGCGATTGTTGGCAAATCCGGTGAAGATTACGACACATCCGAGGATTATAAAAACAAGGTCGGATTCATGGAGAATCCATCCGAGTTGTTTAGGCTGTGGCGCATGAGCCTATTTATGACAAATTCGGCCTATGGATTCATGGAAGGGAATAAGGTCAAAAAGAACTTGCGCTACATCGTACCCCAGACCATGACACCGATTGTAAACAAGGTCGATGGATTGACAGGATTCAAACGCCAGTTGGGAACAGAGACGGTTAAGTACAGCCTGGATGACAATCGCATCGTGTGGATGTTTAGGCGCGACCATACCACCGAACTGCTGCCAGCGAAGCACACCGAGTTCAAGGCGCTTATGTCGGCTGCCGGGATCATCAACTATGCGGATTACTACATAAGCCAGTTCTTCCAACGCGGTGGCATCAAGCCGACCGTATTATCAGTCAAGGGCGTGCCTAACCGGGAAGAACGCGAGAAGATCGAGGGGATCTGGGATAAGCTGGTACACGGCTGGACTAAATATTTAGGCAAGGTTTTCAACGCCGATGCAATGGATTTCCACACCATCGGTGAGGGCATCGAGAACCTCAAAGATTCAGCCATGCACACCGAGAAATTAGGCGACATAGCCATGGCAGCCGGTATGCCGTTATCACTGCTGCTCGCCAATTCTGCGAACTACGCCACGGCTAAAATAGAATATGTGTCATGGTTCAGAAATTCTATCATCCCCTGGTGTTCATTCATGGCAGACGCGCTCAACGATGTGCTGTTTGACCCGATGGGATTACGCCTGGAGTTCCGGCCAGAAATGGCAGAACTTGGCCAGGAGGAGGAAGTACAGCGTTCCATCGCCTACGCGCGCTATGTGCAATCTGGCATTAATCCATCCGTTGCAGCGCAGATCGTGGGCGTGGATCTGCCGCCAAATGTTTCTTACGATATGCTGGACAAGATGAAAAAGGAATCCGTGGAGTTGGAGAACCAACGCCGCGAACAATCCCTGGTTGATCGCCAACCAGGAGAACCAGGCGAAGAAAGTGACCCGGCCCAACAATACGAAGAAAAGGCAATTGAATCGGTACGCTTCTCACCAGGATTCAAACAGATCCAGGAAATTAACCTGTGGCACGACATCGCCAGACGCAAGCTAAAGCGCGGTGAAGGAATGGGATTTGATTTTACATCGACCCTGCCAGATGATATACATACCATCATAGCCGCGAAGATCGCGCTGGCAGAAACACAGGAACAGTTAGAACAGGCATTCGATTTGACCGATGCACCGGTCCAGGAATACAAAACCAGCGAGATATTCCAACTGGTGAACGCGCTGAATAATGCCGTGGAGGTTATACAATGATCTGGATCGTGTTGGGGATAATGTGGGTCGTGGGTCTGATATTCACCTGGGCGTTATGCAGGGCAGCCGCGAGGGGTGATTATGAACGGTAAACTAAGGCCTGTCCCGTGTTATTACTGCAAATGCCTTCCAGATGTTAGGAGCCAGGCCAGCACAGTCAACGGCATTGTAAAATATTTCAGCACCGCGGCTTGTCTGAGGTGCGAGATAATCCAGACAGGGAAAACGAATAACGAAGCAATAGCAGAATGGAATCATTTTATGAGCAAACAAACCAGGAGGAATAAATAATGGGCGAAGGAACTGACAGACACTTTACTAAACCGGGGGAGGTGACCATCGGCGGTTTATACAACAACCTGGCGACCATCGTTCCCCTCCATGCCGTAATCTCAAGCGATGGCGCACTTGCAATCGGTGGCCTGAATGGAACAGGAGTAACAGGCCTGCTTGTCAACACGGATGGAACCCTGGCGATTGGCGGCATAACCGGTGATGATGAGGTGGTCGCGCTGAAGATGGATACTGCTACCAACACATTGATGACCATTGATTACGCACACCATGAGGTACACGCTGGGTCGCATTTCTTCTATACCGATAAAACGGAACTTGGAAGTGCAGGCACAACGGATTACATCGTCGAACCCACCACGGATGATACCTGGGCGCA